CTCGATGCTCACCCGCTGCTACAACGAGAGGAATACTAGCTACCGCAACTACGGGGCAAAGGGGATCGAGGTCTGCCAGAGGTGGCGAGACAGTTTTGATGCGTTTGTGGAAGACATGGGGCCATACCCGGCAGGCACCCGCCTAGCCCGCCTCAACCCTTCCATCGACTTCACCCCTGACAACTGCTTCTGGAAGAACCCAATATGAACCACGACGACCAACTGATTAGCGACCTTCTTCGCATCTTTCTCGACTACCACGGAGCTTACGATGAGCACGGCAACGGCATGACTGAGGAAGAGGCGAGAAACATGGTGATTGAAATGATTCAGCATGTCAAAAGCCAGCCCTCCGACCTCGATCCAAACAGCATCCCTATCTTGAGGCGCTCCTATGAGGAACACCTCAAGCAGCGTGAGATGATACTGTCGTTTACGAAAACATTGCCTCCTCATTCCTTCACCCCACCCATCCCCTGAATATATCTTATCACTTCCCTCTTGCCATTCATTCACCAGCAAAGTAGATTCATAAACTATGGGCCGCGCATCTAAATCCCTTCTTGGCAAGACCTTTGGTTTGCTGACTGTCATTGCTTATGAAAGCCGCAATCGTTTTGGTAACTCCAGATGGACTTGCGAGTGCCAATGCGGGACCAAGATTTCGGCCTACTACCAGAACCTCACGCGAGGCCATGTGCGATCCTGTGGTTGTATGCCACGGGGTAGAAAATCTCCACCTTCTACTTGAATCTTATCTAATTAAAGAGTAGAGTTACCTTCACGATATGAACGAATTAAATATGACTCAAGAACAAAAACAAATCAAACTGGCGGAGGTTCAAGGAATTTTATCTCATGATAAACACGGCCCCTTGTTTCACACAAAAACAGGATATGTTAGAGACTGTCCTGACTACTTCAACGACCTCAACGCGGTGCATAAGGCGGAATCCGTTCTTGATAAAAGCGAGCAAGGCTGGTCGTCTTACGCCGATTATTTGGAGGTTGTCTGCGGCGCTGACGGTTGGCCCATCATGAGCCAACTCGACAAAAGGCGCATCATTCACGCCACCGCAGCACAACGCTGCGAAGCCCTCGGCAAAACCCTCAACCTTTGGTAACCTATGAACACCCCAACACCCGACTACGGCGAGCCGTGGTCTATTCAAGAAGGCCATCTTTCCACAAGCCTGTTTGATGGCGAGGGAGTTTATTTTGCCGACATCCATGAGCTTGTTGGTGAGGATAGCTCTGTTGCATGGGCTAAAGCAGGGCGAATAATTGCCTGCGTGAATGCCTGCTCCAAAATGGCTGACCCGGAGAAGGAGATTGCAGCGATGCGCGAGGTGCTCCGGGAGGCGCACACTTCTCTAAATCTGTGTTCCAGCATCATTGGTGCTCCATTTGATACGGAATGGAAAAGTGTAGAAGAATGCGACGCAGCATACGGTTCGGCCAAATCCACCCTCGCCAAACTCCAACCCTTCATCAAATGAACTCAGCCCACGCATCCCTTCTTCAGTTAGTTGATGGCTCCGATTACGCATTGGTTGTCTTCAAAGACCAGTTATGCCGTCGCTGGTATGCTGAAATCTACAAAGACCCGCTTGGAATGGATTTGCTTCATGCTGGCAAAGGCCCCTCCTACGAAGCCGCTTGCCACGATCTTCTTCAACAACTTAAGAAATGACACACATTCAAACCAAGACCATTATCGACCTGTTCTTTGCCCTTGAGCAGAACATCCGATCTGCCACCATCGTTGCCTCCTTGGCGGTGGTTGCCGACATGGGCCAAGCTACCATTGTTGAAGTCTCCGAAAGGTTGAACATCTGCCACAAGACGACTTTTAAGTGCCTAGCAACACTTGTTAGGACAGGTTTTCTCACAGTTGAGAAGAATACGCGAGGCTCCCACGGAAGGCAGAAGAACATTTACCGAATCAAAGCATGAACACTACTTTCAAAATCGAAATCTTTTTCCAAGAACATCAGGCTAGGCAGATGGAAATTGATGGCGTGGATTTTTCCACACCCAAGTATTCCTGCTACCACGCCAACATTGTTACACATGAGGAAAACCCAATGCAGGCCAATTACCAGTCACCTTGGATCACGGAATGGGACGATGACGATAAACCAACCGAACTGATGCCGCCAAAAGAAGCCCTTTTCGACCTTCTCGATCACGTCAAACAAACAATCAGCGCATATAAAGCATGAACACACCCACACCACCCACAGGATATAAACTCGTCAAAGGAGAAGACATCAAGGACCGCGTGCCGGAAGGGGCGCTCATTTGGTCTTCCTCGCAATGTCTTGATGATGAGCCAGAATGGGTTACATCCGGTCGTATTGGCGGTCAACTTTATGGCTTTGAGGTAAAAACATTCTACGCCATCCCAGAAATCAATCCTAAGACTTCCCTGTCCGACGAGGCCAAAACTATCGTAGCTGGCGACCGCGCTCAGGACTACGGAGACGCCACGGAGTCATTTAAGCGCATTGCAGCCCTGTGGACGGCTTGGAAGGGTGTTGAGTTCACTCCTTGGGACGTAGCTCAGATGATGATTCTCCTGAAGGTAAGCCGAGCTAAAACCAGCCGGAAAAGGGACACGCTGGTGGACATCATCGGGTATGCGGAGTGTGCAGAAAAAGTGGGGGAGGTTCTTCTATGATGGCTTCCGTCCCTTGGTGGGCCAAACTGCCCGACTTATGTGTCACTCCCAGAACCGGGATTGATAAAATTCAAACAGACATCTGTCGAGACTTGTTCCTACGTCTGAAGAGAGGTGAGGAGGTTCAACTTGCGGACTTCCAATCTCTTCTGGAGGCCATGCGTGAGCACGCGGAGGCGGAACTCCGTTCGGAGAAAGCTGCTAAGGAGGATGCGCCAGACCTCAAGCAGTTTGCTACATACAGCTTATTTCAAGGCGAAAAATGATTGAGCTATACCCTATAACATAGGCTCTACTACTGAAAGCTAAGAGAGAGGCTATGCCATACCCTATGAGTTCTCAAAACAGGATCAAAGTCCTCACGATGGAAGCTGGGCTAATTCAGTCCCTTTCCCATCTTCCCCACACTCAAAAACTGCTTTACCGCGTTTTGTGGGAGATGGCAGACCCGATTGGCATCGTGAAATATGATTTGAGCCTTATTTCGGAACATTGTGGCGTAAAACTGCGAGAAGAGGACTTTTCAGCCTTGGGGAAGCGAGTTTACCGTGTCAATGATTACGAATTACTGCTGCCGCTGTATTTGAAAGCCCACGCCCCCACGCTTTCACCCAAGTGCCGTGGTCAGGCTAAAATCTGGCGTCTTATCAAGCAACGATTTGATGCCACACCTGACAGAATGCGTCCATTTTATGACTTTTTTGATAAATGTGGAGTTTCAGAATGTGCCCCAGAAATGCTTGGCGTTTACCTTGGTGAAGACAAGCCGCTTCCCAAATACCTGATTGAGCATCGAGAAAAGATCAAAAGGGCAGAATCAGTGGATACCCCCTACGGCTGGCCGGAAGAGGTAGTGGAGAAGTTCAAACTGTTCATTCAGCGTCGAGTTAGTGCGGCTTACAACAGCACATCCAAAGCAGACTGCAACCGAACTGAAATTGACCACCAATCCGTGATTCTACATCAGCAAGTTGTTGGAGATGCGCTGAACAGGTCGTTTCCGGTAGATGCAATATGCCAATCCATTTACGAAGCCACTGTCTGCAACTACAACACCATTCGGATTAAACTAAATTGATGTTTGACTACATCATAATCACAACATATAGTTGATTACAACACAATATGACTGACGAATCAAATCCAAACTACGTCGAAGCACCATTTGAGGAGCTTTGCGCCAAACTTAAACCTGATGGCACGCTTGAGTTTAGCGTAAACACCACGCCTCCACCCGCGCCTATTTTAACCAAGCCTCGTTTTGTAATTATTGACGGCAAATGGGTCCAAATTTCCTGATATGAACCTACCCAGCATCCAGTCCCAACACCCGGACATCCACGCCTCATTTGTCGAAGCCTCCGAACTTGAGCGCCAAGCCGCAGAACTGCTCAAAAAAGCCAATCAAACCCGTATCAACGCCCTTGAACAGATTCGTAAACGTCAAAACTGGTCAAAAAGCCACCTTGCTAAGGTAATTGGCTTCCAGCCTCAGTTCATCTTCCGCATCCTTCAGGGCAAATATCCGATGAAGGAGTGCTATTTGGAAAAGGTAAATGCTGGTTTGAACGTCTCGGATCAGGCACAGCCGGATAACCAGAATCAACCTTCAAAAACCTAACACCATGGCCGAAGAAACCGATACTCAAAAACCAAGCCGCGAGGCTGTTGACCCTGCATCCACTGGTTCTGAGCGGTTGAGCACGCCGGGTCTTCCTGCGTTAAAATTCGGGCTTCAGTGGAAGACACTTTCCGGCAACAGGGCATTTTGTTGGAGTATGTTTTACGACAAAACCGAAACGCTAAATGTCGAAGGATTGGTTTACAATGAAAAGACTCAAACATGGGGTGGCTGCATCTCTGCGACTGCATCCTTAGCGCTCAAAAATGCAGTGGCCGGACCTCCCCCCAACTTACCCGACCTCAAGCGGGCGTTATGTGCCGAAATGAATCAACTGATCTCACGCGAAATTGAATACACTGCGTGGAAACGCGGCGCTGCTCAGAACTCTCAAAAATCTAACATCATGGCCGAAGAAATAGACACACAAACACCGGATAGCGAGGCTGTTGATCCTGCATCCACTGGTTCGCCTTGCTTTGGAGGATACCTGATCGCGTTGAAACACCCAGCCTCTGAGTTCGGAGAGTGGTGCATATCACCGAAATGGTATTTCCGTCGTCACGGTCGAATCCCTGACACAAAAGCCAATCTCAACCTGCCACATCTTGATGAAATCATGGATCATGTGCTGAAATCGACAGATGGCAGCGATGGTGAACATCTACTGTTCCGTTACGGCATTGAGATCGAGCGCAATCCTATCTGGTATTTTCAACGCGATGAAGTGCCGGGCGATGAGTAAGGCGAACACTCAGCTCTCCGACGCGCAGCGTTCGGAGTAGCGCCAGTTCTTCCCTTGCCACCCCCTCAAATTACCGTAAGTATGGCCTAAATGGCATACCCTCCCAAGAATTTAATAAACCGCCGCTTTGGCTGCTTAAAAGTCGTAAGTTTCATTGAACGCAATAAACACTCCAACTCCAAATGGCTCTGCCTCTGCGATTGCGGCAAGAAAACCGAGGCTTACTATCAGCATCTCACCCGTGGCGAAAAGAAGTCGTGTGGGAAGTGTGGTCTGGTAAAGCGAGGGGTTAAACCGAAAAAAAATGAAAACAAAATACACTCAGCGAATTGACGGCGAGGGATTTGATATTCCGAACCGAACTGTTTACAAACTAGCCTGCTGCGACTGCGGACTGGTGCATCAAATCGTTCTTGCTTCTCCCGGTGTAAGGAAAGGTGTCGGCATCGGATTTGCCTGCAAGCGAGATAATCGAGCAACAGCGCAAAGACGAAAAAAGAAGACGATTAAGGAATTTGTTCATAATCCTATTTCTGAGAAAGACCTTCAGAAGATGGTCGATTCAATGCCGGGAGGACTTGATGGATTCCGCATTCATTGGGGTTGGTTGCAATTTGCCAGAAAAATTGAACGAGCGCACAAAATCTCTCGATGAACCATCAACTCGTCACCCCTAAATCCGAGTCCGAACGCCGTGAGGAGCGTCTTAGCCTCCAGCAGCTTCACCCCGGCAATCGCTTCCGGCTGATGCTTGGCCAGTCTTTGCTTTCCCAAGACACGCCTTTGCCGAAACTGCCACGGCCTGTGAATGAACGTGTTGCTAACTGGAAAACCTGAGTATTTTTCCTCATGGACTCTCTCATCACCCAGCTTCGCGCCCTTCAATTCCTAGCTCACCGAGCGCATAACGTCATCAAAGGAACAACCTTCTTTGAAGATCACAAGTTCCTTGGCAAACTCTATCCAGCTTACGAATCTGCTTATGACAGCGCCGTTGAACGTGTGATTGGACTTGGTTTGGAAAAACTAAACATTGCCAAAGTCAATATCGCTGCGGCCAAGATGTCTGACATTATGCCTGATGAGACAAAGCCAGAGCCTTTCTTTCGCGTTATTCTCAAGGGAGAGAAAGACCTGTGCGAAATGATTGATAAAGCAGTGAATAATGCTTCACAAGGCACTCAGAATTTGCTGCAAGGAATCTGCGATCAAAGTGAGATGCGCCAATATCAGTTGAAACAGCGTCTTTTCGCTTGAAGTTTACGGAAATAGAACCAAATTTGAATTACAGCGGGCCATGTTCCAAGGTGGCGAGTTGGACTCCAAATCCGACTGCGTAGTGTTCAATTCACTAGCCTGCTGCCAATCTTCTAACCACCATGCTAAAGAAAAACCCATCACTATCAGTAGGTCGAGGCGAAAAACTACCAGTGTCAAAAGGCGCTGGATTGACCGCTAAGGGCCGCGCAAAGTATAACGCTGCTACTGGCAGCAATCTCAAAGCTCCTGCGCCTCACCCTAAAACTGAGTCCGACAAAGCTCGCAAAAAATCTTTTTGTGCCCGCAGTTCTTCATGGACTGGTGAACGCGGCAAAGCAGCTCGCAAGCGTTGGGCTTGCTAACAGATTGAGCGTTCCACGAATGGATCGTAAAGAGCGGGTGCAGCCATCTAAGCGGCCCGCACGCTCAAGTTATTTTTCCACCTATATGAACCGAGAACTCAAAATACACCTCCGCGAACTCAAAGCCAAAATGAAAACCCGTGACCGAGAGGTGGCGGAGCTTGAAGCCAAAGCAAAAAAGGTTTTTTGCGATCATAACAAAGCAATGAAGAACATTATTGCTCAGCTTGGTAAAAGCATTCGCCAGTCTGGCCAAGATCGTAAAATGAAACACTATCAGCTTGCAGCAGAGATTGGCATTTCTGAAGCTGTTCTTTCCTTGCTTTCAAACGGTCAATACAACCTTGGCGACAAATACCTAGCTAAGATTGAGGCTTGGGCAGAAAAACAATAATAAAAAGTCGGTCGGCGTTGACGGCGAAACGCAAGCGGGCTAAATGAGCTATTGTTCTGGCGGTAAATTAATGTGCCCGTGCCGCCTAGCTGGTTCAATTCCAGCACCGACTATTTTCTTCCAGTGATACCTGACAGTTGCCTCCGTGACACCCATCATGGAGGCAATTTTTTTGTGTCCCATATCCCAATCGACAGCCTGCCACACCCATTTTGGTAAATATGGTTTTTTTACCTTCTTTTGTCTTCGCTTTATGGATTGTTCCACGTGGAACAAACACAATCCCCACTTTTCAGCAACTTGAGGACAGAGCACACAAAGACCGGCCTCACGTTGTTTGAGTTGCCATTTTCTTTGCCTGCTTGCTGATTTTTCTGCCATTTTGATGAAAAGAGTGCTTGACGCATTCAATTAGTCAACGAAATAATCGGCTTGTTATGCCCAACTTTGGGCATACTCTGCCGAATGTCCTTGCAGCTATCCAATCAGCCGAATAATCCTTCGACACTTCCTCCTATTGTTGACGCGGAAGATGGTGAAATTATCCTTAGGAACCGAGTCAAAAATCCGGCATCGCTTCAAAGCGTCTGGAATGGTTTGTTTATTGCCGACTTTCAGGCCATGCGAGCAAGGGCGCTCGTTCAGTCCGAAGTAGATGGCAATCCTCCCTTTTCTGATAATCGTGACCGCATTCATGGGATGGCTGGTCGCACGAATGTAAACTTTGGCTATCTTACCCAGAGTCAAAAAGAGGTCGAAGAGCCTTACATTCAGCTTTTTCACGCCATTGACCAGTTCGGAACTGTTCCGACCAATTTTGGAGATGAGCAGCAGAAGATTACTTACAGCCAGATCATCTCGGAAGAAATTACCCGAATGGTCAAAAACTGGAGTGATTTCAACTTTAATATCCAGCTTTGTGTTCATCAGTTCACCATGTTCGGTGTGTCGTTTACCTTTCGCGAGGATAAATACGACTGGCGCTGGAAGGTGTATGATTTGCAGTATTTGAAGCTACCACGCCGCACTCGGGCCACTATCAATGATGTGGACCTTGTTGTTTGTAAGGTGGAAATGCTGCCATCCGAGCTTTATCGCAAAATCGAGAATCGCGATGCTGCCGTTAAAGCAGGCTGGAACCCTGATGCCGTTCTTGAGGCGATTAAGACCGCTCAGCAGCGTTCTCCTGATACATCCAATCCTCAAGAAACGCAGGAAACCTACAAGGATCAGGACTACTTTAGCGGCCTTTCCGCCACGACAGTTCAACTTATTCATGGTTGGGTTGCTGAAGTGGATGGCACCATCACTCATGTCATTGGCCGTTACGATGGTCAGGGCGAATGGCTGTATCGTTGCGAAGGTGTTTACAACCACATGAGCGAACTCATCACCGCCTATACCTACGGTGTGGGAAGCAACGGTGATTTCTATGCTCTTCGTGGCAACGCTTGGAACGGCCACAATGGTTCGGTGATGCTCAACTTGATGACATGCAAGTTCATGGATCAGGCCATTTTTGCTGCCACCCCAGCAATTCAGGCTTCCTCCGAAGACGCCGTCATTGACCAGATGATTCAACCGCGTGGTCCTTACAACGTGGTTTCTCAGGGCACGACGTTCCCGGAAATGCCACATGTTCCGTTCAAGGACAGCCTAATTCCTGCCATTGGTTCTCTGACCAATATCTTCAATATGCGGACCAGTTCGTTCCGCGTCGGCATGAGTCAGGATGGCAAGACGCCAAAGACCGCTGAGGAAATTCAGGTGTCGAGCGCAGTTCAGGGTCGCATCGCTTCGGGCGGCATTGACCTTTTCTTCGATAGCTGGAAAAACGACTTCAAAGAAATCGTTCGTCGCGCCTGCAACAAAGATTACCCGGCTGGACATGGTGGCTGGAAAGAAGTTTTGGAGTTTCGCAAACGCTGCGTAAAACGCGGAGTTCCGATGGAGGCAATCTACGCCGTGGACGTGGATGGCATTGAGATCAATCAAGGTCTTGGAAAAGGCAGCGTTCAGGAGCGTCGGATGGCATCTTCTGCCGTGATGAGCGTGATTGACCGACTGGATTCAAAGGGTCAACAGGATGCCCTTAGAACTTATTTGGCTGCACATACCGATGTTGCTTATGCTAATGCTTTAGTCCCAAAAGAACCCGGAATGCGACCTCCATTTGATCTTCAGATTGCCAACATGGAAAACTCCTTGATGGGTCTGAATCAGCCTCAGACAATTGAGCCAAACCAGAACCACGTCATCCACGTTGGAGCGCATCTTCAGAAACTTGAAGAAGTTAATGAGATGCTTAGTCAGCTTCAGATTGAGATGGAGCAGGCCATCCCGCAGATGCAAATGATGTGGCAGCACGCTGGCGAACACATGCAGTTCATCTCGCAGAACAATCCGTTGTTCCCGGTTTACAAAGAGCAGCTTCAGCAGCTTGGCGAAGTTATCATCAACGGAGCAAAGCACCTCGAAGCGGAACAACGCAAGGCAGCAGAAGCCGCTGGACAAGAGGCGGAGGCACCAATGCTTTCCACCGACCGTCAGGCTGTGGATGCGGCAGCTCGATTGGCTACTCTTGACGTGCAAAAGAAAGCTCTTGAGCTGGACTTTGCCGCCAAGAAAAATGCTCAACAGTTGGCTCAAAATGACGCCAAGTTTGCTCAGCAAACAGCTCAGAATGCTCTGAAAATGAGGATGGAAGCTCAAAAAGCAGCGGGCCGCAATATACAACAAGCTCCAAATACATGATCCATAGCCTTCAACTGAATAACAATTCCATCTTAGACGCCATTGCTCTTATGCCAAAATTGATGGCATTGCCGGGCAAGATTGGTCATTGGGGATTGGGCGCAAAAACTGAATCCGACTGGATTTGCACTTCAGATGCGGCTTGTGGCTCTGCTTTTTGGAAAAGCATTACGAGCATATTTGATAGTTTCCAATCTCAATGTTTGGCAGACGACCATGCCGCTGATTTTTCAGCATACTTAGAAAAAGACGATCAAGCCTTTCCCAAGTTTCGATTCGTTTGCGCCTCAGGAACACATAAAACCACCACATGATTAACAACGCCAAAACAGTTGCTTTCAGGAAGGTAACAACCAACCGGGCGCAACTTCAAGACCTTCTCAATCATCCAGTGATGAAAAGTGCTCTTGACGCTATTCGTGAAGCGGGGATTCCGAAGTCCATGCCGGAGATTTATGCTGGCGTGCATCCTGATACGATCATTGCCCATGACTACTACAAGAAGGTGGGCATCAACGAGGTGTTGAGCGCCTTGATTGCGATGACGTTCCCTCTGAATGCCGCCCCCGATGAGCAGGCTGAAGAGAAGCCATTTGAGCACAATCTTCCACCCGATCTTCGGTTGGAAAACCTCCCAAAAGAAATCCGAGACAACCTGAAATAAACACCCACTATGGACCCCGCAGCAGCACCCCAAGGAGAAGTTCAACCTTCAATCGACGTTGGAGGAGACGATGATTTCAGCGCCCTTCGTTCCGCCATTCAGCAGGCACCGGAGGCGAATAAACAGGCCGATCCTGTGATGGATTCGGTGAAGCCCAAGCCTACCGAAAAGGCTACCAAACAAGAGCAAAAACCTGTTGAGAAGGAAGAGGTTACCGAAAAACAGCCTAAATCCTTGAAGGAAAAGCTCAAAGTCGAGGATGAGCCGGTTGAGGAAGAATCCACCGAAGAAAGCAATCAGGAAGGCGAAGAAGAGGACATTCCGACCTACAAGGACCGCGTTCCTACTGAAAAGGAAAAGGCCACTTGGAAGGGCTTGAAGCAGACCAAGGCGGAGTTTGATAAGCTCAAGCCTGAATACGAGAAGCTGAAAGCGGAGTTTGAAGAGTTTAAGAAGAAGCCAGTCTTTGACGACGAGGTGACCAAAGAACTTGAAGAGCTTCGTCGGTTCCGAGACATGACAGACTTTAAGCTGTCCGAGACGTATCAGAAGGAAATTGCGGCACCTCAAGCAGCTATTGAGCGAGACATCGTGGAAATTGCTACGGAGTTTAAGATCGACCAAGCTGCCCTCGGCAAGGCTTTCACTGAGATTTCCGAATGGAAACGCAACCTAGCTATTGAAAAGGTGCTTCGTGAAAGCGATGAAGAAGTGCCTAGCGCCATTACCAAGACCATTTTGGACAAGGCTGCTAAAATGCACGACATTTGGCAAAAGGAGGCCCAGCTTGAAGAAGACGCCGGTAAAAATCGCGCTGCCTATGAGTATGAGCAGAAGCAGAAAGTGACGAAGCAGACGCTAGAAGAACAGAAGGCTTGGCAGAGCGCCCTTGATTCATCCACACAGATGATTGAGACGCAAATGGCTCCGTTGCTCAAAAACATGCCTAAAGAGCAGCGTCAAGAACTGATGAGCGCCCTCAAAGAGGCAAAAATAGCCGACACACCTGAAGACCGCGCTTTGCAGGCTCAAGCGCCACATTTGGCCGCAGTTTTGATCGAGCAGCTTAACTCCATGAAAAAGGAGATGGCCGAGCTTAAGAAGGCTAACAAGGCGCTTTCTGTTGCATCTCCCGCCTCAAATGGACGCCAAACAGAGGCCAAAAAGGCTGATTCCGATGATGACGACGAGGGGCTGTTCAAGTCCATTCGCGCCCATCAAGGTAGGTATTAAACATCTATAAAAACTACAAAAACCGCATTGGGTAAAAAAATCCGATGCGGTTTTTTATTTTTTTCTTGCAAGGTTATAGTTTCTATATACCTATCATGCAAAGAGCATAAAAGCCTTTCCTCAGGAGTTGAGTGCTCAACACTAAAGAGGAGATAGAGCATAAAGCACCAGAAATGGTGAATCGGTAGCTCGCCGGTTAAGAAATTCGCCGCACGTCCGGCGACTGCATTTCTTTGCCGTCGAATTGTGTCGTGTTGGTGAGCCAAAACCAAACTCCTCAAAAACACAACTAACACAATCGTAAATTATGCCTAACCTCTCCCAAGAATTCGCCTATGACGCCTCTCGTCTTGAGGGTCGCGTCCGTCGCCTCATGCGTGCCAAAGGCCGCGTTGCTGCCCTTATTCAGAAGGAAAACTTCCCTCTCGGTATCGGCTTCAACCCTGTAACCGTAAACACCCTCCGCTCGAATCCGACTGGTGGTGATGGCTGGGTTACTGTTACCCAACCTGACGGCGGTAACAACAACTGCACGCCTGAACCTTCTGTTGTCTCCCCTGCCCTCAGCACGGAAGCCTACTCCATCGAGCAGAACATGACCAAATCGGACACCATCTGTCTTACGGATGCCCAGTTCGGCTACCTCTTTGAGGAACAGGTCAAGAACATCCGCGCCAACTTCAGCGACACCATCGTTGATACTTGGGAAGATCGCTCGAAGTATTGGTTTCAGTATTACGCTGGCACCAAGATCATCAACAACACCGCTCAGACGGAGGGCAATAGCTCTACGTTCCCGAACGTGCCTGCCGAGTATATGGCCTCTCAGGATCAGCTCGATCCTCTCTGGGACCGTATCATGCAGGATGGTGGTGGTGAAGAGCCTTACGCCATGTCCAATGGTGCCGCGCTCATCACCGCGATCATGTCGCCTGAAGCTCACCGCCAAATCATCAAGGGTTCTAGCTCGGTCCGTGAGGACTTCCGCTTTGCCCAGATGGGTAAAGGCTACGAAGGTGCTCAGCTCCTTCAGTCTTGGGGCGTTGACAAGCCTTACGGTGGTTTCATGCACTGCATCGACTACCGTATGCCGCGCTACAACTTCGTGAACGGTGCTTACGTTCAGGTTCCTTACTACACGACCGCTTCTGCTACCATCGGCACGCAGAGCATCGTGAACCCGGACTACCTGACCGCTGGCTACGAAGTGATCTATCTGTGGCACCCCGAAGCCGTCATCCGTCAGACTCCGCCTTCCCGTTCTACGGTCGGTGAGGACACCAAGTTCCTCGCTCCGAACTACAACGGTGAAATCGTCTGGCGCAACATCGCGAACGAAACTCTCAACCCGCTTGAGAACAACGGTCGCTGGTGGGCTTGGATGGTCGCTGGCTGGAAACCCACTGTGAAGCGTCGCTACGCCTACGCTCTCATGGTCAAACGCTGCACTAGCATCACTGGCACCGTCTGCCCCGCTTACTAAGAATGTAGCGGATAACTAACCACCGGCCCCATCTTAAATGGTGGGGCCGGTTTTCCTTGCAAAGATCACCATAAACGCTTAACTCAATTTTATGAAACTCCCCACTCTTTCCCTCTCTGATGAACCTTCCGACGCGGGAGTTCTCATTCCAATTCCGAGCGGTTTTAAATCCCCTAAAAAGGACGGTGAAGAATTTGAAATTATGGTCAAGGCCAAGAAGGTTGGCGACCAACTTCACCTTCAATCTGCCGATGGTTTTCAGTTTGCTTCTGAGCCTGAGCCTGAAATGGAGACTGAAGAACCGGAACAGGCTATGGAAACCGAAGAGGAAACCGGCGAAGAGTCTGAAGAGGCTTATGCCGATGAGGCTTCTGATGAATCAGCCAACGAAACCTTCCGCGAAACTGGCGGAGCGGAAGATGACGAAGGCGAAGGCTTGAGCAACGCAATCCGTAAATTCCGCCAAAAAATGCACGCATGAATGTTTCACCTGTTGGTTCTCCTACTGCGATTCAAAACGCTTTGAATGCTCTCGGCACTCCGAACGGCTTCATTGCGTATGACATTGTTCCCCTTCTTCAACAGGCTGTCGTTCTGGCAGCTAACCTCATTTAATCCATGACTGTTTCACCCGTAGCTTCACCGGCCAAGATTCAAACGGCACTTGCCAACCTTGGAACGCCTGATGGTTTTATCGCCTATGACATCGTTCCACTGCTTCAACAGCTTGTGGTTGCTCTAGGTAACATTTCCACAAGTGGAGGCTCTGGCGCTCTTACGGGGGAGATTAAGATTTGGTCAACCTCCACCGCTCCATCTGGTTACCTGATTTGCGACGGTTCTGCTGTAAGCCGCACAACTTACGCCAGTCTTTTTGCGGTAATTGGAACCACTTACGGAGCTGGGGATAGCTCAACAACATTTAACTTGCCTCAACTGGGCGGAAAAGTTCCACTTGGTTATGAAGCAGTTGGGACATACACAACTATTGGTGGCGCTTTGGGAGAAACAACCTTTGCATTGCCATCTTTAACAACAAACTCAACAGGAGCACAAGGTGGTTCTGACTTTAACGCTGTTACCAGCGTTGATTACTCTACAACGCCAGCCTCAGTTGAGGTGATTCAGCCATCCATAGTTTTAAACTTCATCATCAAAACCTAATCCACTATGCGACCCGCCACTTCAGCAGATGTAAATGCGATGGTTGTTTGGGTGGCTGGTGACACTTGGAACGGCTTCCCATCCATCACCATTCAAAACCCGCTCGCTCCCGGTGATCTTGCCTCAGTGAAAATGGGCTTCAAGGTGACGGCTACGAACACAGTTCCAGCTTTGGAGCTTACTTCGGCAAATGGTGATATTACGATTACGAGTGCCGCAAACTGGACTTTTACCGTCAATCCCGGCAAATACCCACTGCCAGTTGGTAAATACATCTGGCAGATTGAAACAACGGACGATTCCAATCCAGCCTACGTTCAAACTCTTCTTGAGGGAACCGGCGAAGTTCTCAGCAATTACACATCCATAACATGACGCCAAACATCACCGTTTCTGGAGAAACATCCCCAACTGTTCAAGTTACGGATGCTGGTGATGTTATTGTAAACATTAGCGACTCCTCACCGAGCGTTATTGTTGATGTGGCTACGCCTGTGAGCGGAACTGGAGATGTGACTTCATCTAGCTTGTCTCTCGATAATCAACTTGTGCGGTTTGATGGCACCAGTGGCAAAATCATTCAGAACGGCCAGATAACTGAATCCGACACGGGCGACCTCGCTAATGTGAACAGCATCGCGATGGACACCACCCCAACCGGCTCGCTGTCCACGCAAGGCCAGATGATGTGGAATGCTGATGAGGAGACTCTTGATATTCAGCTTAATGGTTTTGCCCTTCACACCGGAGAACACGTCGTTTATCACGTCAAAAACAGCACCGGCTCAACGATTGCCAAGGGCGTTCCTGTTATGTTTGCCGGAACGGATGGTAATAGCGGTAAGCTACTTGTTCAGCGTTGGAATGGGACTGGCCCATCTACTTACTTCATGGGCTTAACTGCCGAGGAACTAAGCAATGGAGAAGAGGGATTTGTCATTGCTTTTGGTAAGTTGCGTGGCGTTCAGACAAATGGCGGCAATTACGGAGAGACGTGGGTTAATGGTCAGATTGTTTATGCCGGAACTACAACGGGATCGTTAACCAAAACTCAACCTGCTGCCCCCAATCCGCACATTCAGGTTTTGGCAGTTGTCAGCGCCCACCCAAGCAACGGAACGCTTTTCATTCGTCCAACTCTCGGCTCCAACATTAAAGACGATGAGGGCGTGACGATCACCAGTCTCTCTTCGGGCCAAATCCTTGTGGCAAATGCTGCTGGAACGGTCTTTGAGAACAAATCTCTCTCTGGCGATGCCACTTTGGCAAACACGGGCGCTTTGACGTTGGTTAACACCGCCGTCACTCCCGGATCATACACTTCTGCCAATATCACGGTGGATTCCAAAGGCCGCATCACCGCCGCTGCAAACGGTTCTGGCGGCGGAGGCTCCGGCACAGTCACCAGCGTTGCCATCTCAGGCACAGACGGCATTCAGGTTGATTCAGGTTCTCCAATCACGACCTCAGGCACCATCCAGCTTGGCGTGGACGCGGCGACAATGAAAACGACACTCGACCTCGCTGGCACAAATACCGGCGACCAGAATGTGTTCTCCACCTTCGCTGTGGCAGGGCAAGGCAATGTGGTCGCTGATTCGACCTCTGACACGCTCACCCTTGTTGCTGGGACGAACGTCACGATCACGACGAATGCCAGCACCGACAGCATCACGATCAATTCGACTGCCAGCGGGACGGGCGACGTTGTTGGTCCGGCTTCAGCCACCGATGGCAATGTGGCACTCTTTGACGGCACCACGGGAAAGCTAATCAAGGACGGTGTTCCAATCTCCAGTGGCGGCAATGGTGCCAGCGATGTGAATAAGCTGGTTTCCTTCGATGGTGCGGGCGGCATCACCCTGACGCGAGGCTTGCAGATCGTAAGCGATGGCAGCTCAGGTGTTTTTGGATTACTTGCGCCAGACAACATCGCATCAAGTTACGATGTAACCTTGCCGCAAGCCAATGCGACACTGGCGACGAGTCCGAACACGGATGGCTCGCTGGCGCTTTTTGACCTTTCAGACATTCCAACGGCTGCGGCTGGTTCGCTCACCAGTGATGGCGCTGGCAACCTGTCATGGACATCCGCATCAGGCGATGTTGTTGGTCCTGCATCAGCGACTGATAACGCCATCCCACGTTTTGATGGCACGACAGGTAAACTTATACAGAGCAGCGGAATCACTATTGCAGACGGTGCATCTGGCACGTTGGCGGGAAGCAATTCGGGAGATGTTACGATTGGAACAGCAAATGGCCTTTCTCTTGTTGGTCAAGCATTGAGCTTAAACACGGCAAGCAGCTCGACCACTGGAGCTTTAACATCCGCAGATTGGTCAACATTTAACTCAAAACAGTCCGCCCTAACGCTTGGCACAAATGTTTCCGCGTCTTTGGCAAACAACATGTCTGCCAGTGGCACTTTGGCAATAACATCGGACATCACTAAGACTGCGGTTGGCCTTTCCAACGTCACTAACGACGTTCAGACAAAGGCAGCTATTGTCCCCAACACAGCGCCATCTGCCGGTCAAATGCTAGTCGGCAATGCTGGTGGAACTGCCTACGCTCCGGTTTCAGCATCTGGAGACGTAACTGTGGCGAGCACAGGAGCAGTCACCTTGGCAACGGTGAACTCTAATGTTGGCAGTTTCGGAAGCGCCACGGCTGCGCCTGCTGTTACCGTCAATGCCAAGGGCCTTGTTACAGCGGTTAGCACAAACACAATAACCCCC